GCCGGGCGCTGCTATCCGCTGGAGTTCCCGCAAGCCGCCAACGGCCCCATCTGGCCGGCGATCCGCTACTCGGTGGTCGAGGAGACACCTGAGGCGAGCGTGTGCGGCACCAACACCGGAGTCGATGACCAGGTGCGGGTGCAGCTCGATATCGTGGCCCGGGACTACAGCGCCATGCGCACCCTGAAGACGGCGGTGCTGCAGGCGCTGACCTCGGTCAGCCCGCCGCACACCCGAGACGCAGGTTTTGAGATGTTCGACGCCGAGACCAAGACGCACCGAGCGGTGCTGTTCGTGACCTTCCAGCCCAGCAGCGCCTGAAGTTCGTTCATCCCTTCGATTCCCCCCGCAGCCCACCCTGGGAGACCACGGTGGGCCTTTTTTCGTTCCCCAACCTTTGAGAGGTTCCCATCATGAGCGCAGGCCAACGATTCAAGTTCCAAGGCTCCACCATCGCCGTCATCACCGCCTTCGAGGCGGTGGGTGACACCATCACCGCCATCACCAAGGCCAACCCGGCTGTGGTCACTGCCACCGCCCACGGTCTGGCCGACGGCGACGTCGTGCGCATCACGGGCGTGGTGGGCATGACCGAGGTGAACAACGGTCTCTTCGTGGTCGATAACGCCGCGACCAACACCTTCGAGCTGTTCGGGGTGGATTCCACCGGCTACGGCACCTACACGAGCGGCGGCACCGCTGCCGAGGCGACCTTCAGCAACTGGTGCGAGCTCACGGGCTACAACCGCCAAGGCGGCAGCAAGACCGAGAACAACGCCTCCAGTCTGTGCAGCACCGCCCAGGAGTTCGAGCTCGGGCTACCGGACTTCGGCACCACCCAGTTCGACTTCTTCTTCGCCCCGCAGACCGCGATCCAGTTGGCCATCAAGGCGCTGGACGCCAGCGGTGCCCGTACCGCCGTCAAGGTGGTGCTGCCCAACAGCGGCGGCTCCATGGTGCAGATGGGCTACGTCCAGCAGATGAGCGAGCAGTCTGCGGTCAACGGCATGTGGACAGCCTCCGTCACCATGCGCAACACCGGCGCTCGCTACGACTGGGCCACCGCCTGAGGACCGCCATGAGCAAGCCGAACTACCGGGACGCATTGGTGGCGGCCATGCGCGCCACCGCCAGCAGCCCGCCCACGGGGGTGGATGTCGGCGGGGCGTGGGGCCGGGTGTATGTCCGGCCTCCCACCGTTGCCGAGGTGGACGCCGCGCTCAAGGCGGGCGAGCCCGACGACGGGCGCATGCTCGCCCGCGGAGCCTGCCGGGTGCTGTGCGACGAGACGGGCAAGCGCATCTTCGACGCCAGCAACCGCGACGATGTCGAGCTCCTGGCCGCGCAGCCGTACCCGATCCTGCAACGCATCACCGCGGCCGCCCGCAGTGACGCAACCGACGCGGGCGACCTCTCGGGAAACTGAGTGAGCGCCGCGAGTTCGTCCACGACCTGGCGGCCACGCTCGGGATGTCGACGCACTCGCTGGCGCACACGCTCACCGAGGACGAGCTGCAGGACTGGCGGCGCTACGCCGCGCACCGGATGCTGCCGCAGCGCCGCATCGAGCTGCTGCTCGCCCAGATCGCCCAACTGATCGCCGCCTACTGCGGACGGGTCCCCAACACCCGGCTGCAGGACTACCTGTTCGACCCCGTTCCGGCTGCTTCAACAGTTTCCACCGCTTTGTCGGGCTCGACCGAAGAACTCCACGCGTTCTTCGAGTTCAAGCCCCGACGCAAGACCCCACCGAAGGAGTGAATCGCTGATGGCAGGAGTGCTTGGCAGTCTGGTCGTCACGCTTGGACTGGACGCCGCAACCTTTGCGGCGGGCCTGACCAAGTCGGAGTACGAGGCCCGGCGCTGGCGCGACAGCATCACGCGCAGCTCCCGCGAGGTGGGCCTGGCGCTGGCCGGCGCGGCGGCGCTCGCTGCCACCGCCTTGGTCGCCATGACCAAAAACGCGCTGGAGTCGGCCGAGGCGATCAACAAGCTCTCGCAAAAGACCGGCATCGGCGCAGAGAGTCTGAGCGAGCTGCGCTACGCCGCCGAGCTCAGCAACGTCTCCACCGAGGCGTTGGCGTCCAACCTCGCCCGGCTGGCTCGCAGCATCAGCGAGGCCGCGCAAGGCACCGGCGACCAAGCCACCGCCTTCCGGCTGCTGGGCATCGAGGTCAAGAACGCCGACGGATCGCTGCGCAGTGCAGACGCGGTGCTCGGCGCCCTGGCCGAGAAGTTCGCGAGCTACGCCGACGGCGTGGAGAAGACCGCGCTCGCCCAGGCGATCTTTGGCAAGAGCGGCGCGGACATGATCCCCATGCTCAACATGGGTGCCGAGGGGCTGCAGCGCATGCGCGAGGAGGCCCAGGCCCTCGGCCTGGTCATCAGCGCCGAGACCGCCCGCGCCGCCGAGGAATTCAACGACACCCTGCAGAAGCTCTCCAAGGCCACGGAGGGTCTCGGGCTGGTCATCGCCCGGGCGGCACTGCCGTACCTGCAGGTGCTGGCCGACGAGATGCTCGGCTTCGTCAAGAACGCCGACCGCACTCGCGACGCGGTAGGCGACCTGCGCCAGGTGTTCGAAGGACTGTCCGTGGGCCTGAACGCTCTCGTGTTCGGTTTTGCGAGCGCGGGGCGGGGGCTGGGCGCCCTGCTGGCGCAGGCCAGGCTCGCCTGGGAGGTGCTGAGAACGCCCCCGGGTGAGCTGATCGAGACCGCCAAGCGCAACTGGCGCGAGATGTCGGTCATCAGCGACGCCTTCAAGGCCGACCAGCAGCGAGCGTGGGAGAGTTTTGAGGACTTCAACCGCCGCATCCGCGCCGCTGGTGCTGCGGCCGGCGCTCCCGCTGGCTCCACCACACCCGGCACGCCGCCTCGCGGCACCCCCACACCCTCCGGCACCAAACCCCCGGCACCGCGCATGCCGTCGGCATCGGCGAAGGCGACCCCGGGCACGAATGTCTTCATCGGCATTGGCGACGCCGACCGTCTGCTGCGACGGCAGTTGCAGGGTCAGATCGATGCGATCCGCGACTACGCGCAATCGCTGCAAGAGGGCTACGCCTTCGCCAACGAGTACGCCCGCGGTGTCTACGACCAGGGGACGATCGACCTGGCGGGCTACCTGCAAACGCAGCGCCAACTGCGAGACGAGGGCGTCAAGACCACCGTCGAGGCGCTGGACAAGGAGATCGCGGCACTGCGGGCCTACCGGCGTGCCGCCAGCCGCCCGGATGACCAGGCCGAGGCCGACAACCGGATCGCTGAAGCGATTGCCAAACGTGAGCAGGCACTAACCAAAGCGGCGCGCCAGGCGCTGCTGGACAACCAGGCCGAGGCCCGCGAGGTGCAGGCTCTGGCCGAGCGGTACGAGGACCTGCAGCAGGTGATCCTGCGCCTGCGTGGCAAGACCGCGCAGGCCGATGCGCTGCAGATCGGTCGTCAGGTCGAGCAGGCCCGGCAGTTGAGCGTGCGCGCCGGTGCCGATCCCGCCGCCTCGGAGGACCTACGTGCTCTGCTGGGCAATACGTCGGCACTCAATCAGGTGCGCGATGACTACCTGCGGCTGCTGGAGCGCACCCGCATCGCCGAGGAGGACATTGCGCTGGCGGCACAGACCGCGGGCGCGAGTGAGCTCGACACGCTGGCGGCGCTGAAGAGTTCCCGTGGGGATGCGCTCGTCCAGATGGCTCAGCTTGTGCAGAAGGCGCAGGAGCTGGCCGCAGCCCTTGGCAGCCCCGATGCGCTGCTTTTTGCCGAACAACTGGCTGCTGCGCTGCGCCGCGCCACGGCCGAGGCCGATCCGCTGTTCACCCGTATTCGTGATCTGTCCAAGGAGATGGGGCAGGCGATTGCCGGCTCGTTCGAGGACGCCATCGTGCGCGGGGCGAGCCTGCGCGACATGCTCCAAGGCATCGCGCAGGACGTGCTGCGCATCACCACCCGGCAGTTGATCACCCAGCCGCTGGGGGACTTGCTGTCGAGCGTGCTGCAGCCAACCGTCGCCGCGGTCTTCGGCGGTGGCAAGGCCATCGGCGGGCCGGTGGAGCCCGGCAAGATCTATCGGGTCGGCGAGCGCCGCCCGGAAGTGCTCACTGTGGATGGCGAGCAGTTCCTCCTCATGGGTAGCTCGCGAGGGCGTATTGATCCGAGCCCGGAGCTCAGCAGCTTGAGGTTTGGGAATGACGGGTCGCCATCCGCGCCACCGTCAACCAGCACGACGACGTCTCAGCCGTCCGTAATGCAGCAACCAGGCTCGGTGTTCCACGTCGTCGACAAACCTCCCGAACTGCTGCGCAACGACAACCGCTCCGTGCTGCTCATGGGCGCTGAGCGGGGTGTCGTCGATCGCCATGATGTGACGGGCCATGTTGTGGAGTCCGTTCAGTCCGAGTTCTTGTACGACGTCTTGCCGAGCGCGGCCCGTGCGCTCAGGGTTGGGCATGAGCCGATCCTTTTGCCTTCTTGGGGTTTGGACGACCCCGAAGCTACTCCCGACAAGGTAGCGACATCTCGCCAAGCCGGACGCGAGATTGCGGATGTGTCCAATATGGCTGGCCAACTCGGCACTGACTGGCTACCTCGCCAGCTTCTGCCACCGGCAGTCGACGACATCTTGCTCCCCGTGTTGCGAGATTTGCAAGGTCACGACTTCACTGGCGAATCTCCCCAGCGCTACCGTCAGCAGCAAGCCGTAGTACGCCCGCTGTCCGCGACCCGGCAAACCCCGGGGCCGGTGGTCGATGGTCCGACGGGCGGGGCAAGCGACGTCTTCGAGTTGCTGCTGGGCAGCCCCAATGGGGCCGAGCGGCGGCCGATGCTCCTGACCCTCGGGCGCGAGCAGTACCTCTTCATGGGCGACCGCCCGGGCTGCATCGACCCCAATCCGCCCGAAGAGGAGGTCGAGCAGCTTCTGGGTGCCGACATTCGCCGCCAAGCCCGGCCCAAGTCGGTGGGCGGCTCGGTTTCTGCCCTCGGTCTGTACCGCGTCGGCGAGCAACGCCCCGAGGTGCTGGAAGTTCG